GGTATTCGTGGTTTAGCTAACTGGAAAAAATAAATATGTATAGTGTTGGTGATCGTACATTTTCAACTATTCAAGAAGCCAGAGCTTACGACTTTGAGACAAGTGGTACTATAGATAATGTAACGGCTGTTACTTCTTTTGATGACGATCCTTTTGGTGACGACTCTTTTGAAATACCTGAGTTTGAAGATTTACCGGGAGAAGATTCTTTTAGAAGGTTAGCTGATTCTCTTTTTCAACAGTTTATAGAACAAACTGAAGCAGAAGATAGATTACAAAGATGGATTAGAAGAAACATCCTAAACGATACTAGAGACCCAGAAGACCAAGACGGAGAGCCTTCTGATTTAGATACTCTTTTTGCAGACGATACTTTCCAAATGATATGGGACAGTATTGTTGGCAGAATGAATGATGTTCCTCCAGAAATAAGTGGAGACGAAACAGCAACTCAAGAATGGTATAATTCTCAAATTGAAGCTGCCTTGCAAGAAATAGAACAAACTGGTGGCGTATCTGGAGCTTTTGACAGAGCGCAAACTATTCTTAATACTCTGATTGAAAATCCTTCAGAGCTTGAGAATATGGAAGATCCGGGAGAGCTAACTAAGTTTTTTGTAGAACAAGGAGCAATGTCTTTTGTAGGTGCTGCAACACCTCCTGTAACTCCTGCTGGATCTAATGGTGAGCTTGTAATAACAGGAGGCGCTGGTGTAACAGGACCTTTTGAAGAAATACTAGCAACAGGCGGTAGGATTTTCGGACCAAACGGTCTTTTAGAAGTAATGGTTCCATATATTCCCGGAGTATCTTTACCTAATTGGATACCTTCTGCTGGCGTTATTTTTCTTCCTACAATACAAGACGCAATAGATACAGTTGCAGAAATAATCGACAAGTCAGAAATTTCTGAAGCCATAGAAGAAGGCGACATTGGAGAAATATTAAACGATATTGGTGAAATTGTTATAAACACCGGAACTGCTGCTGCTGGTGTAATTGAAGAAAAAGTTCGTGAAATCATTGGCACTATTACAGGAGCTGTCGCAGATCCTACTAGAGCAGGTTCCGTTATTGGTGGTATTATTGGCGTAGCTTTTCCTTCAATACCTCAGTGGCTTCCTCCTTTAATTTTAGACCCTCGTGTTTACGGTGCAGTACGTAGTGTACTAACACAAAACTTTAATACTCCTGAGGAAGATTTTCCTCCTTTTAACGAAGAAGTAGAAGAAGACGAAGTTGCCTTAATGTTTACTAACAGAGGCAATAACTATTTTGTTAATAAAGAATCAGACGAGTTTTTGCAATTAGCAGAAAGCGAAGAATATGAGTTTGATTTTAACGAAGAGTATACAAGAGAACAACTAGAAGACACTGGACTAGAAACAATTAACTCTGGTACGTATCAGTCATTGTTAGATGACCTGTCGTTTCATGCACTAGAAGAAGACATCTATCAGTACTCTATGGATGACCTTATAGCGCGTTATGAGGAAGAAGGAGGAGTACTTCCCGGTGATTGGAAGACACTGGACGAAGAGTCGCGGTACAACTTTTTTCTAGCCGACTATTTTGATATTCCTACTTACATTGGAGACCCCGATAGAGGCGGTGACAGAGACGACGAAGATGACGGTGACGGTACTGGTGATGGTGATACAGATCAAGACCCTGTTTCTGTAGTTGAAGGCTTGTTTGCTGACTTTTTAGAGCAGCTTGATACAGAGTTTACTGGGCAACAAGAACAGATAAACACTATTATCAACAACTTTGTTGAAACTCTTCCTAATTTTGATGCAATGCCTACAATGGAGGACATTGCTGAATACTTTGAACTTAATGGCGTTACGTTATCAGAACAAAACTTTGAGCGTATACGTCAAGAGTTAGCTAATGCTGGCTACCTGACAGAAGAACAATTAACAGAAGCTTTGGCTGGCGTAGCTACAACAGAGCAAGTTCAAGAAGCTATTCAAGGTGCTGGTTTTGCTACTCCAGAACAAGTAATACAAGCTTTAGCAGAAGCAGGTTATGCTACGCCTGCTGATATTGCTGATGCTTTTGCTAACTCTGGTTTTCTTACAGAAGATCAGTTTAATACAGCTTTGGCAGAAGCAGGGTATTTAACAGAAGAACAATTAATAACCGCGTTGGCTGATGTTGCTACAACGGAAGAAGTCCAAGAAGCGTTGCAAGGCGCTGGTTTTGCTACGTTAGATGAAGTAAGACTAGCCTTATCAGAAGCAGGCTATTTAACAGAAGAAGAATTTAGGCAAACAACAGAAGAGTTTAGACTAACAACAGAAGAGTTAAGACAAGCAATATCCGATCTTCCTGATGGAGCAACAGAAGAAGAAGTTAGGCAGATAATACAAGAAGCTATTAACTCATTGCCCGGCAGCGGCGAAGGTCTATCTGTAGATGACGTAAGAGAAATAATTAATGAGGCTATTTCTGGAATAGATCTTCCTGATTCTGTAACATCAGAACAAGTTAGAAGCATATTAGATAGCTTTGGTTTTTCTACCTCTGAAGAAGTACAAGCTGGTTTTGAAAACATTCAAGAAAATTTTGAAGACCTTACCAGCAGATTTAACGACGCTATTAACGGTATTGCTACTGAGTTTAGTGAACAAGAAGCTTTATTTTTAGAAAGCATTACAGGTCTTGAGGCGTCCTTAATACAATCTCTATCTAATATTGAAGGTGGTCTTAGTGCTGAGTTAGAAATGCTCGACACTAATATCATAACTTTACAAGAGGCTGTAGAAGCTGGTTTCGATGACTTTACTGCGTTTGCTACAGAAGAGTTTGGTCTTGCCTCAGAAGAACGTCAGCGCCTTCAAGAAGCTATTATAGCTGTTGATGGAAACGTTACACAACTAAGTGCTGACTTTCAACGAGAGTTTGAAGAATTTGGTGGGACTCTTGCTGAACTTTTTGAAGGTGTTGGTTTTAGTATTGAAGATCTTCAGCAAGGACAAATAACACAAGCTGAAGCTTTTGAAGACCTTAACTCTTATTTAGCAGGGCAGTTTGAAACAGCAGGACAAGAAAGGCAAAACTTACAAGAAGCTATCCTTAATGTTGGCGGAGACGTTAATTTATTAAGCGATACTATGTTCGATCAGTTTCAAGCTCAAAACGAAACTATTGAAGAATTATTTGCAGGAACAAATGTAAATATTGAAGCTTTAGCGTTAGGGCAAATAAGCCAAACTGAAGCTATAAACCAGTTCCAAGATTATGTATCGGATGAGTTTTTAGCGGCTCAAGAAGACCGAATAAGAATTACTGAAGCTTTAATTAGTGTAAACGGAAACTTAGAAGATCTTAATCTTGCGTCTTTAGATACGTTCAATGATTTAAATCTTAGTATTGAAGAATTAGCCAACGAATTTAATATAAATTTTGAGGCTTTGCAACAAGGTCAAATAAGTCAATTTGAAGCTTACAACGAATTTCAAGACAACGTAACACAACGATTAGACATATCTAACGATCAGCTTGAAGATATTCTTGCAGGACAAGATGATATTCTTAGCGGGCAACAAGATATTCTTACAGGCCAAGAAGATATTATTACGGGCCAAGAAGAATTTCAAATACTTTACGGCGAGCAACAACAAGCGTTACAAGATCAAATTATGGCAGGTAATGTTCTTAATGCCTTAGCTGCTGGAGGTATGTTTGCTCCTGCTGCTGCACCTGCTAGAGTACCTTATGAAGATTTTTTACAGGGTATTACATATCGTCCTAGAGAAGCGCCGGAACTTGCTATTAAAACTCCAGCAGTAGACTACAATGAAGAAGCACAACAATTATTAATGCGGACGCGCAGACGAGGGATGTTAGCATGACGTATCTTAATTTAATGAATAACGTACTGCGGCGCTTGCGTGAGGAAGAAACCACGTCAGTCACTAGTACTACCTACGTAAAAATGGTAGGTGATTTTATTAATGATGCAAAAAAATTAGTAGAAGAAGCAACTGACTGGTCTGCTTTACGCGAAACAATAATTGTTTCTACTACTGCATCAGACAATACCTACTCATTAACGGGTGGCGGTGATAATGTAAAAGTTATGTGTGTTCTAAATGACACTAGCAATTTTTTCATGGACTACCAAACAAAAGACTGGTTTAACGAACAGCTGTACATTAGCAGTGCAGCAGAAGGTACACCACGGTACTACACGTACAACGGGCTTGATGTTAGTGGTGATACGCAAGTATTAGTAGGGCCAACTCCTGATGGAGTATACAGCCTACGGTTTGATGTTATTAAACGACAAGCAGACTTAAGCTCTAACACAGATTCGTTGCTTGTACCTTCAATGCCTGTAGTCCATCTTGCTATAGCTTTATTGGCGCGTGAACGTGGTGAGACTGGCGGTACATCTGCTGCTGAATACTTCGCTATTGCTGATAAGTTTTTGTCTGACGCTATTGCTATAGACGCAGTCAAGCACCCTGAAGAGATGGTATTTAGGACTATTTAATATGGCTCAACAACTGCAAAGTATTAATCTTGTAGCTCCGGCATTTAAAGGTGTTAACACCGAAGACTCGCCGTTAGCTCAAGACCCGTCGTTTGCAGAAATTGCAGACAACGCTGTAATTGATAAACGTGGTCGTATTGCGTCACGCAAAGGTCACACTGTTGTGACAACAAACAAGACTGTTCTTGGTACTGACTCGTTGCGGTCTATTAAAGAATTTAAAGACAACGCAGGAAACACTAAGATATTTTCCGTAGGTAACAATAAGATTATTAGTGGTACTGCTACACTGGTTGACGAAACTCCCGGTGGATACAACATTACTGCAAACAACTGGAAGCTTGTAGACTTTAACGACAAGATTTACTTTTTTCAACGTGGGTTTCAACCCCTTGTGTATGACAACGCAGGAGGCTCTGTAATCCCGCTCAGCAGCGTTTCTGGTGCAGCTGGTGTCACGTCTGCTATGTACGGTAACGAAGTCCTAGCGGCTTATGGAAGGCTCTGGACAGCAGACGTTACTGGAAACAAGTCTACTGTTTACTGGTCTGAT